TTCAATTTATTGGTTTGTTCTTTGGAGGTGAGGTATGATTTTCGAGATTGGTGACGCAGCCCGTATCGACGTAACTTTTACCAGCTTATCCACTGGCGCTTTAACCAACCCCACCACCCTCACCCTCACTATCCAAGCCCCCGACAACTCCCAAACTACCCCCTCCCCTACCTACGACTCCACCGGCAAATACCACTACAACCTCGACCTTACGCAATCCGGCACCTGGCTCTACCGCTGGTATGCGACCGGCGACGTACAGGCAGTCAATGAAGGGTCTATCGAAGTCCGCGCCTCTATCCTCGTACCCGTAGATCCTACGCCTGCCCCTGAACCGGAATTTACCCAAGCCGATCTACTCGCCCTGGACGCCGCTATCAAGTCCGGCGTTAACCGCGTAAAGTTCGCCGACCGTGAAATGCAATACAACTCTATCGACGACATGCTCAAAGCCCGTTCGTTGATGATCGGCTATCTCAACGGTCAATCCGCCACTCCCGTCCGCCGCCAGATCCGCCTCGCAACCAGTAAGGGTTATTAGTGAAATGATTCCTCCTTAAAAGGTGCTATGCCATGCCGAACGGAGTTTTGTTAACCGAGGACCGCCGTATCGACATTGCTCTTGAGATAGGCCGTGTCATCTCCCGCAAACGCGCCACTCCTCCAATCCAGGAATCCGATCTCTTCAGCCGCGCCAATATGTCCGCTTGGAAGTGCGCGAGGGTTTGGGACGGTCGTATGAAGTTTGAACGATTTGCTCGTCTTTACATCGAGCGGGACGTGATTGATGAAGTGAGGAGTTTACGAGGTAGGAGAGTTCGTAGGTTTATTCCAGTATCCGATCTGGCCTTAACCCATATGTCCGACTACCGGACTTCAAAGAATTTCTTCTCTACTTCTCCAGCCGCTTTGCAGAAACTAGATTACCAAGTTTTTATAGATTTCATCCTTTCCTGCCCTTACTTGACTAAACGCGATCACAAACTACTCTACTTGTACTGTTGGAAACAGCTATCCATCAAAGAAATACAGAAGTCCCTGAACATCTCCGCTGGCCGCGTCTACCAACTCATCGTCAACACCTTCGATCTGCTCCATCGTTGGGCCGAGGGGACCATGGACGACGCCGACGCCGCTTATTTTAAGAAGCGTTTGATAAAAACAAAACGGGAAGTCCCGTTTACCTCTTCGTGTTACAATTCGAGCCAAGGAGCCTTTGATGCGAAAGCCCATTGAAAAATCCGGTCTGTTGACCAGAATGCGATCCTCTGTCGCCAGCTTTATCGCTCCTTCCACCGGCGCCTCTTCGCCTCTCGGTTCCCGCTCCCGCGCCCACGACACCGCTTATGAATCCGGCTCCTCCAGCCGACGTACACTCGCTTGGAACCCGCAGCGTGTAGGTCCTACGACCTCTATCTATACTTCGCAAGACAAGATGCTCTCTCGCGCCCGCGACCAGATCCGCAACAACCCCTGGGCGTCGTCGGCGATTGATAACTTCGAGGCGCAAGTCATTTCCACCGGCATCCGTCCCCGCTGGAATGTTAAGAGCAAAGCCCAGCGCGAGAAGATCGAACGTGAGTTCAATAAATGGGCCAAATCCTGCGACTACTACGGGCAGATGAGTTTCTGGGGATTGCAGGCGCTTGCGGCGAGGGAAGTGTTTGAGTCCGGGGAAGTGTTCACGCGCATGTATACCCGCCCCGCAGACTTCAATATGCGTGTCCCTCTCCAATTGCAGTTGCTCGAAGCTGAACAACTCCCTATCTTCCGTAACAACCCCTTCGGCGACGGCAACAGCAATCCAGTCCGTGCTGGCATCGAGTTCGACAACTACGGACGCCGTGTAGCCTACCAGTTCTACAACGTCCATCCATATGAAACCATGTTCTATCCCATGGATGGGTTGCAGTTTATGCGAGTGCCTGCGTCCGACGTAGTGCATACCTACCGTCCAATTCGCGCCGGTCAACTCCGGGGCATCCCACACCTTTCCTCGGTATTGGCTCTCCTTTACGAACTCGACCAATACACGGACGCTGAACTGTCGCGTAAGAAGATCCAAGCCATGTGGGCGGCATTCGTTACTAAAACCAGCCCCGATACCGACGTAATCCCGATTGATAGCGACCATTCCGATTTCGTCACCGGCTCTCCTGGTACTCAAATCTCCCAACTCGAACCCGGTACCGTCAACGAACTTCTCCCCGGCGAGGACATCAAATTCCCCAATCTGCCCGCCGACATGGATTTTGAATCCTTTATGCGTGTCGCTGGGCACCGCTTCGCCGTCGGTTGTGGCATGACCTACGAACAGCTAACCGGCGACCTCAAGGGCGTCAATTACTCCTCGATCCGCGCTGGGTTGTTGGACTTTCGACGTAAATGCGAACTCCTGCAATTCAATATATTTGTCCACCAATTCTGCCAACCTATCGTCTGCCGTTGGCTTAAAGAAGCTGTATTGGCTGGGGCGTTGGATTTGCCAGGGTACGCGCAGAACCCCGGTAAATACGAAGATATACTTTGGACACCAAGCGGTTGGGATTGGGTAGACCCGTTGAAGGATGTTCAGGCTGAGATCGCCGCGATCCGCGCCGGACTTACTACCCGTTCGCATTCGGTTGCTCAACGGGGCCGTGACGTGGCGGTACAGGACGAGGAGTGGGTACGCGACAAAGAACGTCAGGACGAACTTGGTTTGGTGTTTGATACTGATCCAAGCAAGATCCTGTTTAAGAGCAAAGCCAACCCAACCGATCCTGTGCTGCTGAACGCCGATAAGGACGTGAACGGAGATAGTAGCGACGGAGGTAGTAACGGAGGTAGCGATGGGGGTGGGGAGAATGGCGAAGAGGGTGGAGATCAGAACCAGCCGTCTACATCTCCTCGTCCTTCTAATCGTCGCGCCGCTTTGTATAGCATGATGCCTTAACCGCTGACGTTTTTCATGTTATAGTCGTGGTTGAGAGGCACGGTCCTTCCGTTCCGCGCTTCTGCTGACGGTTTCCCCTGGCTGTCAGCGGCCTCCTTACCGGGAGGATTTGCAGGCTGACTTCCCCCACCCCAGCCTCTCCTCCCGGTCGCCCCAAATTTGAAATTCAAACTCCCTTTCCGCTACCCCTCTTCCCTCCCCTTCCCCTTCCCCTCTCCCTAACCTCTTGCGCTAAAACATTTTCCTGTGGTAATGTTCTAACCAGGATTGCTGGAATAGGCGTATTTAGGCTTATTTTAGCGATAAATCTAAGGAAAACTGAATGGCATTACGCTATCGCAGCGAAAAGCAAACGGTCCCGGTTAAAGCTAAACCTCCTACTAAAGCCGCGTTGCATCGTTTGTCCGAACGCGCCTTCAACACCCCTTTGATGATTCACCCTTTGAAGCTCCAAGTCATCCTACAGGATCTTGGTTCGCGCATGGTAGACGACCAACATCTCCAAGCCGCCCTCGAAGAACTCAACCCCCACGCCAATCTACAGACTCTCGGCCAAATCAACTTCCGCTCCAATACCGACCGTAGATCCTACGCCGTCACGGAAACTGGCATTGCGGTTATCCCGGTCGAAGGGGCGTTGCTGAAGAAGTCGTCCTGGATGACCTCCTGGAGCGGCACCTGTACCTACGAACAAATCTCCGAACAGTTCGCCGATGCTATCAACGACGATTCGATCAAAGCCGTTCTGTTCGACATCGACTCCCCTGGCGGCGAAACCCACGGCGCATTCGAGTTGTCTGATCTTATCTATAACGCCCGTGGCTCGAAACCCATCTACGCCTGCGCGAACGACCTCGCCGCTTCCGCTGCTTATGCCATCGCTTCCGCCGCCGACCGGGTTTACGTTACCGTTACCGGCGCGGTAGGGTCGATTGGCGTTTACTGTTTGCATTTCGACCAGTCGGCACTCGATACCAAGATGGGCGTCAAATACACCTACATCTACGCCGGTGAACGTAAGGTCGATGGTAATGAACATGAACCCCTCACCAAATCCGCTCGTTCGGAAGCGCAGAAAGAGATCGACCGGCAGTATGGGATGTTTGTAGGGGCGGTGGCGAGAAATCGTGGACTAAAGATGGACGAGGTAGTGGGTACGCAGGCTCTTTGCTATTTCGCCGACAACGCTATCCCCGCTCTTGCCGACCGCGTAGGGACAATTGAAGATGCCGTAGCGGATCTCGAACAAGCCCTCAACATCTCAGGTACCAGTTCGGTAGAAAGGCTGTCCGCTACTTCTACATCTGCTGCTACCTCTTTTACTTCCATTTCACAAGGAGAACCGCAAATGGCCAAACCCGTTAAGACGAAATCAACCACTACATCGAGCGGTAGCACGTCCGCTTCCGTGCCTTTGGTCGATCTATCGTCCCTCGATGTTCAGATCGCCCAGCAGGAAGAGCAACTGGACGCATTAAAAGCCCAGCGTGCCGCAAGCGCTTCAAGCGCCTCCTGCGACACCGCCTCTGAACCGGAAGCCGCCACGGAACCTGCCACGGAACCAATCGCTTCCGAACACGAAGAACCAGACGGCGACGAGATGCCGATGGACGACGACAATGACGAAATGAAAGCTAAAGCTGCCGCTGCCGCTGCCGCTACTGCCGCGATTGCGGATATGAATGCTACCGCCCCCACTACGAAAGGAAAGAAAGAAAAAATGCAAACCCCTGTTGATAATCAAGCCCTCACGCAGGCCAACGCGAATGTGGAGCGTGCATCTCATATTCGCATCGCTGAACTCTGCTCAATTGCTGGACGTACCGACCTACTTGCCGGATATTTGATGCAAGGCTCGACCGTGGACCAAGTAATCGCCGACCTCCAGGCCCAGCGCGCTGCCACTTCCCATGCTAATCAAACCGACTCCTCGCACGCCGCTGGTGCAGGCGGGGCGGGCAGTTCTCCTCTCGACCGTATGGAAGCCGCTGCTCGTCAGTTGATGGCGCAGAACCCGTCGATGTCCAAAGCGAAAGCCTACGAAACCGTCATGCACACTCAACCTCAGCTTTACGAAGAGTACAACGACGAACGTATGACGGCTCTTGGTAGCCACACCACTAGCAAGAAATACGTCGCGGCCCTCGAACAGCGTTTTCGTGCTATGAACATCGGCACTTTGTCGGCTTAATCGGCGCGAACTGATTTAAGAAATCCATTTTCAAGGAGAAACACTATCATGGCTTTTGAACAAGGACTCAAAACCGAAAGTTACGTCGCTGGTGCCGATCTGACCGCCAAGCAGTTCTACGCCGTCACTATGGCCAATACCGGCAAAATCAACGTCTCGACCGCCGCCAAAAATATCACTGGCGTTCTGCAAAACAACCCTAATACCAACGACACGGGTACGGTCGCCGTGGACGGCACTACCAAAGTCGCTATTTCCGCTTCCCAAACTATCTCTATTGGAGATCGTCTCGAAGTGGATACCGGCGGAACTCTGATCCCCGTGGCGTCCGGCACTGCTGTCGCCGTCGCTCGTGAAGCTCTTAGTTCAGTCGCGGCGGTACGCATTATCTCCGTCGAACTGTTGAAGTCCAACGCTGCGTTCTCGTAAACCGGGAACTGACAAGCCAAACCAATAATCCCTAGAGAAGAGACAAGGAGAACACATTAACATGGCACAACCGACTGTCAGTCAGGTTCACGTAAACGTCCCGCTCAGCTATTTGTCCAACGTCTACGCGCAGGAAGAGAGCGCGTTTGTCGCTGGCCGGGTCTTCCCCACGGTCCCGGTGCAGAATAAGTCCGACGTATACTGGACCTTCGACCGCTCCGACTTCAACCGCAATCAGATGCGCAAACGCGCCCCCGGCACTGAGTCCGCTGGCGGCGGGTTCAAGATCGACGCGACCGGCACTTACAACTGCGACGTTTGGTCTTTGCACAAAGACTTGGACGATCAGACCCGCGCCAACGCCGACCCCGGCTTGAACCTCGATTCTTCGAGCGTCCGCTGGCTCACCACCCAATACCTCATTTCTCGTGAGGTTAATTGGGCCGCCGCCTACTTCACCACCGGCGTTTGGACCGCTCTCCGCACTGGCGTCAGCGCCGCGCCTGGCGCCAACCAAGTGCTCCAGTGGAACGACTCGTCCTCGACTCCGATCCAGGACGTTCGTGACGCCAAGCGCACCGTACAGATCACTTCGGGTGGATTCCGGCCCAACAAACTAGTCCTAGGCCGTCAGGTGTTCGACACCCTATGCGACCACCCCGACTTCATCGACCGCATCAAGTACGGCCAAACCCCCGGCGCCCCTGCAAAGGTGACTCTGGACGCCATGGCGGGACTATTTGAAGTTGAGGAAGTCCTGGTCATGGACGGTATCCAGAATACTGGCGCTGAATCCAACCTCGCCCTTAACTCCGGCGAATCGAACGCCCTCATCGGCGGGAAGGCCGCGCTGCTCATCTACACCCCCGCCACCTACGGCCTCCAGACTCCCTCTTGTGGCTACACGTTCGTTTGGAACGGTCTGTTCGGCGCAACCGGCATGGGATCGCGTATCAAATCCTTCTACATGCCCTGGATCGAATCGACCCGTATCGAGATTGACGCGGCCTATGCTTTGAAAGTGGTGAGCGCCGACCTCGGCTGCTTCTTCACCACTGTTATCGCCTAGTTACTGTTGAGGTAGTTGGAGGCGTGCAGACCGCGAAGGAGGAGGGCGTGCAATGAGACTTAACCTCTTTCACTCGGCGCACGCCCGACTCCATGCAACGTAAAAAGAGAAAGCTATTTAAGGAGATCATCTCATGGCTGCAACAGTAACGATTCGACGGCTCACTGGAGCTGGCCCAACCAGCACCGATATCACCTCCATCAATACCCGTGCCAATGCCGAGGACGCTCACTCCACAGCGGGCACGACCAACCCCATTCAGATCCCCGCCGCTGGCACCAACTACAGCTATTGGGTGGTAACGCAACTTTCCGCCGACACCACTCCCGCTGGAACCATCAATAACATCAAATGGTATACCGACGGCGGGAACGGGTTCGGTACGGGCGTCACTTGCAAAATGAACACCGCCACTGGCTATGTGCAGGCAACAGGCACTCCTGGCACGACCGGCGATATCCTCAACACCACCAACTACTCGACTCTCGCGGGCGCGACTAGCGACTCTTTCAGTTTTACCAGTGGCTCTCCTAAATCTGTCACGGGTTCTATCACCAACCCCTCCACGGGCGCGTTTGGAGATCGGGCGGTATATCAGATTGAAGTTGGGACGACCGCTGGACCGGGAGCGACTCCGCAGGAAACTTTCACTTTTAGATACGACGAAACTTAGGTTTCATCACGCGGATAAGTAAAAGGACTTTGTTTATGTCTCGCTATCATGAACTCGTTTCCTGGATCGAACTCACGCGCTTCGGTCTACCTCAGTTCACCGTTTCGCGGCGCTCCTTGCAGTTGAACGGCCACGAACTACCCGCTGGCGCGAAGGTGCCGATGGACTCTCTCAAGAACCTCTCCCGCCTTCGCCAACTCTACGAGCAGAGAGCGATTGCCGTGGTGCCGGAAACGGTAACCCGGCCCGAACACATGCCCCTTCGTCGATTAGAACGACAGGCACAGGTGGACCGGATGGAGAGGAAGGCTGTGGCAGTGGGTGTTGCTGATTCTGTAGCTGCTTTATCTTTGAACCTGCCGGAAATAAAAGTTCCGGTGGAACAGAAACAAGAAAACAAGAACTTCAAAAGGAGAACCTAATCATGGGTGTCGTCAAATTTTATAGCCCGGTCGTCGCGCCTTCCTTCACTCCTACCGCCGATGGCGTTACGAATGCCATGCTGTCGGATAACGTCGCCCATACGATCCAAGTGGATCTATCCGCCGCTGACATCATTGGCATGAACGCCACCCCGGTCGAGATTATTGCCTCGCCAGGAGCGGGAAAAGCCTTGATCGTCGATGAGATCGTTTTTGTGATGACCCGCACTTCCACCGCTTTCACGGGCGGCGGGGCGGTCAGCTTCCGGTACGTTACCACGACTACCAGCGTACCCCACGCGGGTACTATCGCTTCCACTGTTGTTACAGGGGCGGCGGGAGAACAGTTGTTGATGCTTGGTCCGAACGTAGGGACGAACGGCGTCACGATCCCTGAAGACGAAGCCATTGAAATCACCAACGCCACCGCCGCGTTTGCCGCTGGCACCGGCACCGCCAAAGTGCATATTCGTTTCCGTGTACTGACTTACTAATAAAGGCTCTTTGCTTTGTCCACCGTCGCCTACAGAACGCGTACTTGGCACCAGTTGCAACGCGCTGGTGTCACGCAGGCCGATACGTCCTTCACAATAGGACGTTCGATTTCCTATTCTGGAAGCCCGTATGTAGCCGGGGATGATTTGCCTGGCGGGTTAACCACGAACCAGTTGCGCGGCTGGTACGAGCGGCGGTGGATCGAGAGAAAAGGGTCAACCGGAATCTCCTACGTTAGTTCCGGTATCAACTGCCGCGACGACGCCGCCTCTACCCTCACCGTCACCGTCAGTATCGCCGCCCATAACACAGCAGTCCTGGCCTTCGCCTCCGACGACCCCACGGCGCGGGTGACTCAGATTAACGGCGGCGGTAGGTGGAGTAGGGTTGTAGATCCTACATCGGTTGGGAACGAGACGATTGAAATGTGGGTTACGGTTTGCGAAGAGTCCACCGTTGCTTCTTCTGTCGTCATCACCTTCACCTCCGACGACACCATCAACCCCTACTCCTACTACGCCTCGGTCGTGCAGCTTTCTGGCGCGTTGCGGGCCAGCAAACGATCCACCGCTTCTGGTTCCGGGGCGAACCCGTCCATCTCCATCACCACGCAAGACGATGACAACTGGGTAGTCGCTGCCTTCCATACGGCAGGCCAAGCCGCCATCTCCGCTGGTACCGGCACTCTTCGTCAGAACTCCGCGGCCTGCACTTCCGGTAGTCTCGCCTTCACCACCAACACCTCCGTGAGCGCCGGAGCCGTCGTGAACTCTCTTACTCACACCACTGACGATTGGATTGGTGTTGCTTTGGAGCTACGGACGATATGAGCGCCATTAATAGCTTTTTCGCCGGACAACTCGCGGTGTTGAATCGGATGACCCGCGACCAGTTCGGCACCGAACTCATCACCTACCAGCCCTACACCGCAACCGCCCCTCTGCAACCACGCGGCGCGGCGGTGAAGTTGAAGGCTGTTCCGCTCGATCCGATCCGGCTTGAAGGCAAATCTTCCGGCCAATTTACCGTGCGTTGGGTCCAAGCCGCCGACTTCGCCGCTTACACTCTCACGCCTCGCCGGGGCGACCGCGTAACCATCACCGCCAATCCAACCACTTCCACCATTGGCGGTACGTATGTAGTGAACCAAGTACAAGCTGATGAAGGTGGTGGGGTAAGGCTGCTTCTTATTTTGATGGACAACCGTACAACCGGGGTGGAAGTCCCTTTGCAGCAGGTGAATCCTTAAAGGCTCTCTATGGCGATGCTCGATCCAGACGAATTGTCCGACGCTATCGTAATTTCCCTACGATCCGCTACGGCACTTGTGTCTCTATTCGGTGGGGACTCCAACAACATCTTCGCCCGCAAACTCGACTACACCGAATCGGTCGCCGTGAACATAGAAGGTGAACTCCAGGAACAACCCAACAATACAGCCATGGTGTTCTGGAAGGGCACTCGTACCGGCAATTTCGGCAAGATGGAAGCGATCAAGCACGACTTCGGTATCGCCATCAAGCCTTCCGGTCGTCCCGCCGCCGCATTTAAGGCAATCCGAGAAGCCGAATGCACTGACCCTGAAATTCGTAAATTCAAACATCTCCAAGTAGACACCCAGGTCTTCCCACCCGAGAACTTTACCTGTATTCCGGCGTCCACTTTTGTCGCCCAGGGCTACGGCCTCTACGATGCTTCCATCATCACCTTCACTTTAACGGAGAGAGGAGTGGACAGCTAACTTTAGTCCTGATTTTAGTCATGATCGCTCTACTCTTTGTTCTTTATTTCGACTTTGCTTTTGACTTCACCATAAGGAGAACCCAACTATGTCCGTAGCCTTAATTCAAGAAGTAAGACAAGCTATCGGTTTCAAACAACAGTCCAACCTCACGACTCCGCTTCTCGCGGCGGACATGGTTTCGTTACGTCAAACCAACACCGAATTGGTGCAGGCCCGCCCGATCAATGAAGACGATCAAAACGACTTAGGCAAAGGCGTTTACGTCACCAATACCTTCCCTTCGCATTGGGAAGCAGGCGGTCCCTGGAATGGGCGGCAGACCTCGCAAGCCCTCGCTATCATCTCCGCTTTTGGGATCGGCATTCGTACCAGCAAAACCGCCACGGTCGCCACGGGCGGATTTGTTTACGTTTTCGACGAACCTGTTTTCGCCACGGCGGGGTTGGATCTTCCCGTAACGACGATGGCCGTGCAGATTCGTACTGGTGGTAGCGCGATTACCGACAAAGCGATTGCTGGTCTGGCATGCGAGGAGTTCGGCATCAACTACCGGCTTGGCCCTGGCCGTGACAACGCCACGTTCACTTCCCAGTGGCTCGGTACTGGAACCAACGACAAACCCTCCACCATCACCATCCCCACAATCTACGATGAAGCCAGCTTGAATGCCGGTGGAATCACGGCATTGACTATCTGTGGTTTCAATTACCTGACGAATAAGCGCTTCGCCAATGTGGACTTCCGTTGGAAGAACAACATCCGCGACAACTCGTCCTACTTCCCCGGCTCCGGTTCGCAGGATGGTTATCAGTTGCGTGGTCGTATGCGGCGCGGCACTCCGACCATCACCCTTACCGCGACCGTGGAATGCGACAGCGGCAGTTCGGAAGAAGATTATCTCTTGGCCCAGACCGAGGGTACGGGCGTGATTACTTGTGAGGGCGCTGTAATCGACGGTGGCCCCGAGAAACACCAGTATGAAATCACCTTCCACCGTCTCTCGATGAAGGCCACGCCTATCGGTGAGTCCGACGGTATTGCCGCTTATAACATCGAGTATTTCGTCATGGAGCATCCAAGCAACGGCGTACTGACAATCGAAGCCATCACCGATCTCGACAACATTCTGACCGTCGCCACCTAGAAAGGGGCTTGACAGTGGGTTGGAGACGTGATAATGTTCAAGTGTTCTGTGAGTTGAACATTTCCGAATCCTCCTATTTGCTCCTTTGGGCGGGAGGGTGGTTGCCAAAGCCACCCTCCTTTTTTTATTCCCTGAAATCTGTTATAAACATTGCAAGGCAGAAATGTTTTAACGCCGATACGTAAATCCGGTTCTTGAAAGGAACTCTATCGAATCATGTCCGAACAAACTCTCGCGCAGGCAGTGGGGCAAAACGAGTCCACACCGAAGCCAAGCGCAACCAACAACAACTCTCCCAATAACTCTCCCGTAGATCCTACGACCATCTTCGACGCCAGCAAAACCTTCTCCGGTAACGTTCTCGATCCTGATTACAGCGCCGATGGCAAAAAGCCTTACCTGGATCGCTTCACTTCCGACGCTGAAAGCTGTTAACGGC